GTCTCTTCATCTGTCCTCTTGATATTGTCATAATTTAGCTAAATTGTTATAGGCAGGTTTTAAATCCTGTAAACTCCAATCTACTTGGTTTTTGGGAATAAATCAAGGCTTGGCATAATTACCTTAACATCTCTTCGAATGTCCTTTTCTGACACTCCTTTAGCTTTCCACTCCTGTTCATCCTTATATATTTCACCAGTTTTTAGGTTAGATATAGTCTCTATTATTTTCTCTGGTTTTAATTCTTTCATTATGTAACTACCTCTCTTGGTTGGATTTGTAATATAGAAGCTACCACGTGCAATTCATTTGCATCAGAAGCTTGTACTTTTAGAATCTCACTCTCTTGTACTACAAGGGGTTGAGTTAAAAGTTCGGTTGTTGTGTTAGTATCTATAGCTTTGGTTTTAAACAAACTAAATATGTTAGATGAAGCATCCACTAATGTAACATCAATATTACAACTAGAACCAGAGTCATTAGATACTAAGATAGATTTAACCAAAGAAACGTTGGCTGATGGTGTTGTATACAGAGTTGTTAAATCTGTTGTGGTTAAATCTACTTTTGCGTTTACGAAACTATTAGCCATTAATTTAAAAAGAAGTTTTGAGCGTCAACTTCATCCTTTAATTCTTGTTGAAACGTTGTATTTAATTTTTGCACTATTGCATCAAGATCTCTAACCTGTGCGTCAGCAACATCTTGCCTGTATGTAGGTGAGGGTCTTGTTAATACTTGTACTATCTTTGCCATTATCTTCTTCCGTCTGGTTGTATATCTAACCTAAATCCACCAAGTTTCCAACTCTGAGCTGCAGCAGTATTTGCAACTTTTAAAGATACCGCTCTTGCTCTAGCTCTCGTATCAACTTTTTCTGTTGATGACGATATTGTAAAAGGACCAAGAGCTGAACTTGCTTCAGTATTATTTGGAAAGTTTCTTAGATTTAAAGTAATTTGTGTATTACCTGTTTGCGATAAAAAGTCAGGTATGAATCTTCTAATCTTTGCAAAGAACTCACCGTCACCACCTTGACTTATGTCAAAGTCTCCAGACTGTATATTTGAAGTTACGGCTGTTGTAGCTGTTGAAGTAACTTGATCAGTTCCTGTTTCGTGTTCATAGTATATTGTGCAACCATCTGTGTTACCAACAACATCATAAGAATTATTTGAACTAGCGTCATAGTCTGTGCCGTGTGGTTTACCAAATACAGCAGAGTCTTGCCACGTTGTTCTATCTAGCGTGCCAGTTGTCCATATTGGTCTTTGAGGAGTTGACTCTTGATAGTTATAAGTGACAACTCTATTTACAACTGTTGATCCTGAGGCACAATAAAACCAATTTATTTCACCAAACAGATTATTTAATCCAGCGTTAATTAATTGGTTAGCTGTCGTATTTAAATCATCGTAAACAAAATCTTCAACTAAACAAGGCAGTGTTTGAAGAGCACCAGCGTATTTAAAGAAACCATTCTCTGAAAACCAATATGCAGCGCCATCTACTTCAACAGCTGCGTTCTGTCCTATCAGTCCACAGTTTGTACCTACCTGTGCAAAACCAAATGTAAAAGGTGGTCCTATAAATCTCTGTGTAAATAAAGCGGTATCTGTCCAAACGTAAATCGCATCACGACCTCTAACAGCTCCCATAATTCTAGAACCATCTGCAAGTCTCTGTGTGCCGGCAGTGTTGGTAGCCGTAGGCGTATAAGTATTAATATCCTCTTGGTTAGAAAACCTAATAAACATTTGATCTTGTGTAGACTGATCACCTATAGTTGTTTCTGTTCCAAAAAATACTAAGTGTCGATCAGGTGTGGATACGATCATATCTCTTGACGCTGTTGGTGCTCCTGAAATAATTGTAGCTCTTGTTGCGTTGGCATTTGCAAGGTCTGCGTTCCATTCAAAAACTTGTTTGTTATGGATAAGCGCAATAATTTTATTACCAAAGTTATCTATGGACCAAAGTCCTGGGTCAATCACTAAATCTCCTGATGCAGCCTCGCCCCACGCTACGAAGTCAGACGTATTAGTTACAGTGGCTCCGTCTGAGTGTGCAGCTCTTGTTGTTCCTCTGACTGCTCTTGTAATTCCTGTTAAGTCATTGCCAGAAACCCCTGTGTAAGATATTTCTTCTGTCCCTACTTTTATAAAGTTTGTTCCTGTTGTTGGAAAGTTTGTTGTGCTCGCTAATGTTACGCTCGTTCCTGACCCACCTGTTCCTGCCGTGTTGTCACCTAAAGCTCCATTTAAAGTTGATGTTTGAGGGTTAGCAGCTTCACCACTCCAAGATCCTAAGCCCCAACCAAATCCTGGTAATTGTTCTGCTGGTCCCACTGGATAATAAAGTTGAACTCTAATACCACCAGAAGTAGTTGCACCAGAACCAGACTCGTTAGATGGCATAGTTATAGTTAAAGTAGTATTAGTTGGTGTGCTGGTCACCATAAATTTTTTATCATCAAAATCAGATGCACTAAAATTTGAGTTTGTAATTGTTGTAAAATTATCTAGTAAAATTATGTCTCCAGGATTAGCACCGTGAGCTGTAGAAAAAGTTATTGTAACAACAGCTGATCCGTTTGTAGTGCTAAAAGCGTTAGTTAAAGTTGTGGTTGTTTTGATGGGATGTATGTCATAAAACACACCTCCTGAATAAGCATATAAAATTCTGTTAGTTCCTATAATAGAATATTTGACACCGCTACTATTAACAATGTGGTGCATAGCTCTCGCTGCCCCTGTTAATTTATCAGTCCCTAGTTGTTGCCATCCACCTATTTTTTCTGGTGAGCCATATCTAAATCTTACATTGTCACCATCAACCCACTGACCCTCTGCTTGAGTCTCTGTAAGTTGTTTATTAAATCCAGGTAGAAATTGTACTTTTCTTAGCATTATATCATTATACCGGTTTTTAGGCAAAAATATAGTCCAATATAGTTAGGATATCAACTCCTTTTACTTTTGAGGACCGTCGTAATAATTGAAGTTAATAACGATTCTTCGATCGGTATCGGTTTGACCGATGGCTCTGTGAGTTAATTCTGAAGGGAATATCAATATTCTGTTTTCAACAGACTTAATTTTCTTTTTACTTTCTTTAAATTCAGTGCACCCATTATTTGTATTTACATAAAATATTGCTGTTCGAGCTCCTTGACTATCTATATGATAACTAGAATTTGAGTCTGGTTTTTTCACCATTAAATTGGCTCTAATGTTAATTAAAGCAATAGGCTTTAAATTATTTAAGATTGGTTGTAGCACATCTAAATGATTTGAATTAACCCTGTTGTTATGGAAGAAAGAATGAAAGAAGAAAGAGCAGTCTTTGTCGGCCTTTACTTGTGTGTTTGAATAAAACCAAGAAAAATTGTCTGAAAGTAGTAAATTTTTAATACTTTGCAGCTCTTCTTTTTTTAAAAAATTATTTTTAACAACTATGTTGTTTTTCATTTTTTGCAAAAATTAAAAGATATAGATATTCTTTTTTGTTTTCGGTTTAAATTTGGATCAACTTTATGTGGTAGCCAAGAGGGAAAAATTAATAATAAATTATTTTCTGGTTTAAGTGCGTATGAAGTAGAGTTTAAAGGATTAAATTTATTGTATTTACAATCTGTCCAAGCCCAATCCATAACTGTTTTCTCTAATCTCTCAAATATAATTAAACCAGATTTTTTTGGAACATCAATATAATAAACACCCGAAAATAAACTTTCTGGATGCGTGTGTAAAGAATTGTAATTTTTGTAATTATTTACGTTTAACCAAAAATTATTTAACCTTAGTTCTTCTACAAATCCATATTCTTTAGCGTACTCATTAACTTCATTTGTAAGAGCATTTAGAAAAGGTGCAAACACAGGTTCTTGACTTGGTAGGTCATTAGATTGATAACCTCCTACGTTTGTTTTAATACGACCTTTTTCTTTTTTATAAATTAAATTTAATTTTTTCTTAAACTGCTTATCATTAGCAAATTTTAAATAGTTTGCATAAACAGTAGTTTTGAATAATTCTAATTTATTTTTTTCCATCTTTATTCTTAAATATTTCTAAACATTCAGATATAGTTTTTTGTCTTTCATATTCTAGTTTTATCTCTTCTGAAGTAGGTTTAGGTAGAGGTGACTCCCACCTTAATAAAGTGTAAACCCCAGCTGTACAATCTAAATCATATGACACATTTGGAGATAACGCTAATGACTTTATTGCTGTGTCCATACCCCAAACAAATCCTTTTTCACTACTAAAATATTTAATTATTTCTTCAGTGGTTAATTTTCTTTTCATTTTAATTTTAACTCAGTTAAATTAAATTTTTGACCTATCTTTCCTTTTATAAAAACATTAAAAGCTAGACTTATTCTTAAATTATTTCCCTTTTTATTTTCTACTTCGTGATTTAAGTGAGATGGAAATAAAATTAAGTCTTTGTTTTTTAGTGGAAAGTGCCAACGATCAGAATTAAAATGATTCCAATTTTTTCTTTCAAAAATTAAATATTTTTCTATCCCTAAAACTTCTTTATGAAAAGTAATACGATCAAATTGTTCGTCACAGTCAAAATAAAAAACACCAGAAATAAAGGAGTTAGGGTGGTGATGTCTATGATGAAATTGATTTGTTTGTGTATAATTCAACCAAGATTGAGTTATATAAAATTTTATCCCATCAACAGGATCAAAAATATTTTTGAAATAAATATCTATTTTTGATTCAATTTCTTTTTTTAATTTAGCAAAAGGTTTTTTGTTAAGAACATAACTATCTAATGAGGTAACATTACCTACATTTTTATATGGCTTCTTTTTATTTTTTTCTACAAATTGTAATTCAGATTTAGTAAATTCTCTTTTTAATTTTGAAAGATAGATAGGAGTAGGAAATAATCCAGTTAATATGTCATTGTCTACGTTTTCTTTCTTTTTTTCATTATATCTTATTCTCATATTAATAACCCCAAGTAACAAATGAATATCTAGTTCCTTTTGTAATAGAAGTAACTTCGTGAGGATACATAAAATTAGATGGAAAAATTAAAATATCTCCTGTTTTAAATTTAAGATATTTATCTATAATTTTAAAATCTCCTCCTTCATAATTTTGATTTAATATTCCAACCACACTCAATATGGGTATGCCTTTTTCTTGACCATCAAATATAGTGTAAATGTGATCTACGTGAACGGCCATATTTGATTGTTCATCATATCTATTTAATCTAAAAGGCGAAACACTTTCAACCATTTTAAAAGGATCATTTTTATCATTAGAATAATTAATCAATGGATTCTCTTGATATATTTCGTCTCTATATTTATTTAAAGCTTCTTTAACAAAAGGAACTAAAGTATCTTGTTCTTTCTTTTCTAAATCGTAATTTTTTAATTCTTCTTCTTTTCTAGAACCAATAACAATTCCATTGTTTTGCCATTGATGTCTTCTATAATTTACTTTTTTAAATTTTTTTAATAAATTAACACAAACTTTTTTAGGTATAGTGTTATATACTTTTATAAAATTGTATAGATTCATTCTGTATTTGTTTATGACTTAAATATAGTATAAATAAACTATTCTTTCAATACCCAGTTTTGAGTATTTTCATTCCAATCATATTCATTGCCATCATTAGGATAAGCAACAGGTGGTTCCCATACCCCTTTTGTTTCATTTAACACCCAACTATCATAAGTTTTAGGTGCAACAAATCCATCAATGGTTTCATTATAAGTAAAACCTATAGACCCATAATTTTTTCTAAAAGGTGTTCCTCCTAGTGTATGAACATTTGCGTATGTGTTGTAAGAAGTTTGTTTCCAAACATCATTTGTTCCGTAAAGATTATTTAAAAAATCAACACCAGCTTGTTCAGTGGTAGCGATATCGTTAGATACAACTACAACGTCTTGAACAATATTATCTGAATTTAATTTGCAAAAATGAGCCATTATGATTGATAAGTTCCATTCCCAGTAAATTTAATAACTGTAAAAGCACCATCCGTTGTAATCGTTGGACTTCCTGATGTAGTTCCTGGATAAAAACTTGTTGGAACTCTTAAAATAACAACTCCAGATCCACCTGCTCCACTAGTTTGTCCAGGTGAAATATCATAAGACGCACCGCCTCCACCTCCGCCAGTGTTAGCAGTTCCTGCCGTTCCGCCAGAATTACCTGGGGATGGGCTAAAGGCTCCGTTGGAACCAGTTCCACCGCCGCCTTGTCCTCCAGCTCCACCAGGACCTGATGATTCAGGGGCACCTCCACCGCCGCCAGAATAATAAACTGTTGAACCTGTTATGGTATTAGCCGCGCCAGCGCCACCATCACCGCCTTTTTGTACTGTTGAAGGTGATGCATTTCCACCTGTTTGTCCGGCTCCAGCAGCTCCTCCGCCACCGCCGCCTCCAAGACCATTTGGAGAGGCTCTACCAGCTCCTCCGTCATTACCTTGTGATGGTGAAACTGATGGTGTATTTCCTGATCCACCTGCACCTCCTCTTGAAGAACCTCCAGCTCCAGAACCTCCATCTCCACCAGTTCCAGCCTGTGGGCCACCTTGTAATGGTGATCTAAAACCTATTCCTCTACCACCTCCAGCAGAACTTATAGTTCCTAAACCTGGTTCTGCCAATGATGATGCTGCTCCAGCCGATCCAGCACCTCCAGTTTGAGGCACTGCAGGCGCAGCTGCGCCTCCGGCTCCTATTGTAACTGTAAACGTTAATCCTGTATCAATTCCAGTATATGTTCCTATTCTATATCCACCTGCTCCTCCGCCTCCAGAACCATATGGACCACCGCCACCGCCACCTCCTCCTGAGACGAGGTATTCTAAATCGTTGGTAGCGCCTGCGCCTGCAGAACCAAAACCTAAAATTTGATAGCCAAAAGATTTTGTTTTTGGGGTTGATGTATTTTTTTTATTTCTAGGACTTTCACCTATTAGATTCTTTTCTATTTTATCCATTTATTCTCCTTATAGATCGTTAGCAGAATCTGTAGTGAAGAATAATTTAATTCCTAGTAATCTTGCATCAGCATCTAAATCATCGTCTGACACATCTCTAGTTATTTGGAAGAAAACGTACTCATCATCACCAGGTGAGCCTGCAATAGTAACCGCTCCACTTTCTGCTGTAACGTCTAAATCATTTGATGTACCACTGTGCGCTTTTGCTGTAGGTGCAACTGCTGTTCCAAAGGCAGTATTTAAATCACCATTGTCCGCTAAAGCAACTGCTGCTAAATCCCAAGATACAGTTCCTGTGTCTGTTGAAGTAGCTGTAAAGAACGCTTGGAAAGTTACTGTCCCTGCATTCCAAGATTTTGGAAATGCCACTGCAAATTGAGCACTCTCATCTGAACTTTTGTCAAAATCTAAAACTTTAAGTTCAGGTCCATTACCTAATTCTACTTGAGCAGCTTCTGCTCCATTAGTCGTATTAGGATACATAGCCACCGCAGGAACCCAAATAGTTTCTTTACCTGCAATTCTAACTGCAGATACGTTTCCGCCGCTATCCTCAGCTTTAATTACACCAGTTCCTTTTGTTTTAAGATCAATACCAATGTTTGAGTCATCACCTGTTGCTGCGAAAGATGGATTGTTGCCTGTTGCAGCGTTTGCGAATGTAACTTCATTAACAGCTGAACTTGTCGCTGTTAAAAGAGCTAATTCATTTCCGTTAGTGTCTAAAACAGAAGTTCCTATTTTAGGAGATGTTAACGTTTTATTAGTTAAAGTTTGTGTCCCTGCAAGGGTAACAGTACCGGCTGGTAATGTAAGAATATTAGGATTTGTACTTTCATTTGCAGTAGCAAAAACAACGGCATCACCTTTGTCTGTTGTTGCGAAAGTAAACGAATCACCAGACCCTGTAGCGTATTTAAATTGTACTGTGTGTGAACCTGATGTTGAATTTCTTAAATAGTAAAAAGTTTGTACATCATTTGGAATAGTTACAATCTGATTTCCTGAAATCGTACCAGTAAACTCAATCATTCTATGAGATAAAGTTGCTCCAGTTGATCCATCAGAAACAGATAAAGTTGTAGTTTGTGCGCCGCCGGCTATTGATTGTTGTGTAAAACCACCAACAATTTGTTCAAAAATTTGTAAGTTAGTATTTGTTTTTGTTCCCCACGTTCCCGCATTTTCACCAGTTGCCTGGAGTTCTATACCGAGAGGTGTATATGTTGATGCCATATTTTATCTCCTATTATGCAGCGTCAGTATAACTTGTATTTGATCCTGTTG